GACTTCCATGAATTTGATAAGTTCAGTGATGAAATGGTTGAATACTGGTATGGAGACATCGAGGTTACTCATGCTCTTTATGAACATTTCTCTTCTGTTATTTGGGATAATGATTGGTCACTTTCTCTGAGGACTGAACACAACGTACAGATCGAACTGGTACGCACACAGTACTATGGTTTCTTCTTTGACAAGAACAAAGCACAGTTCCTTCTCAACTCTGTTCAACAAAAGATGAAGTACCTTGAAGAACAATTCCAAGTAGACTTCCCGCCTAAGTTAACTGAGGTCAATCGTATTAAGTATCGTCTTAAGAAAGATGGAAGTGAGATGGCTACAGTTACTAAGGCCAAGGAAAGATACGCCATGACTACACAAGAAGGTGAAGACCTAGTGTGTCATGACTGGATTGAGTTTAACCCTGGCTCCTCTAAGGATCGTATTGATGCTCTCTGGTCTGCAGGTTGGAACCCTGTGGACAGAACTAAGACAGCCATTACCTTCTCACGTAAGAAAGTTGGTGACCCCTACGGCAAGTCAGTAGATGTTATGGATCAAGAATTTTATGATCAGAAGAAAGAGCAGCTAGACAGGTATGGTTTTACTGTATCAGAGGACAACCTTGGTACACTCCCTGAGACAGCCCCTGAGGGGGCAAAGGCTCTCGCCCAGTGGCTCACCCTAGAAGGTAGACGTTCCTCACTGGTGGAGTGGATAGGGCAGTGCAGAGATGACTCTCGTATTCATGGTAGGATACAGAGCATTGGTGCATGGACTGGACGCTGCGCACACAAAGACCCCAACACTGCTAACATCTCTTCTCCTTTTCATGGAGATGCAAAGACAGCAGTAGAAGAAGTAAAGAATCAGTATGACCTACACCTACGTGCTTGTTGGACTGTACCCTCAGGCTCTTGGCTAGTAGGTACAGACGCAGATGGGATTCAGTTACGTGTACTTGCTGATTATCTATGGCGTATGTTTGGTGAAGATCAGTATGCCAAAGCAATTATGGAAGGTAAGAAAGAAAACGAGACAGACATCCACAACGTGAACAAGAATGCTCTTGCTGTCCCTCATGGTACACGAGATATGGCAAAGACTTTCATCTACGCATGGCTGCTAGGTGCAGGTGTGGCTAAGACTGCCCAGATATTAAAGGTCAACAAGAAAGAAGCACAGGATGCACGTACTCGTTTCGAGATGAGTATTGGTGGTTTATACGATCTTAAGAACAGATACATCAAACAGGTTGGAGATAATGGTTGGTTCAAAGGATACGATGGACGTAAGGTCAATGTGCCTAGCACACACAAGGCACTCGCAGGTATACTACAGAATGGAGAGGCTTGCCTCATGAAGCACACCCTCCTACGTTGGCATGACGTAGCACGTAAGGAAGGGATTAACTTCAAGATGGTTGGGTTCATTCATGACGAATATCAAGTGGAGGTTACAGGAACGGAAGAAGAAGCTAAACGTCTTGGTCAGATACAAGCAGACTGTATGCTTGAGACTGGCAAAGAACTAGGATTCAAAATACCTACACCAGGATCGTATGACGTAGGAAAAAATTGGGCAGAGACCCATTGACATCCTGTTCAAGTAGAATTACATAACAGTTATCAAATCAAAGGAGGGCATTATGCCAGCTACACAAATCGACATCAAAGGCAAACTAGATTGGGCAAAAGTATTTGAGTCTAATCGTGATCGTGCTGAGTGGAATAAAGAAACTGATGGTGAGTACAAGGTTACTGTCACCACAGATAAAGAAACTGCAGACGCTTTAAAGAAAGCGGGATGCATGAAGAAGATTGAGGAAGTTACTGATGGCTACAAAGTCACAGTGTCTCGTCCTCATACAGGCGCACAGGACTGGATGGGTGGCGCACCTATCGTAGCTGACGTGACTGGTAAGGCTTGGAACCTACAGGAGAAGGGTCTTATTGGTAATGGCAGTGAAGGTATCGTGAAGGTAGAAGTTTATCCTACACGTACTGGACGTACAGGTACACGCTTACTAGGTGTCCAGATCCTTGAGCATGTGGTCTATGAATCAGAAGGTGGCCCCTCCCAACCACGTACAATGTTCACAGACCACTCCAGTTCTGGTGGTTCATCGTCTTCCACCTCCTCCCAGGAACCCCAGGACTCTATCCCCTTCTAGGTTTCCCTGTTTCCTTTCCCTAGAAGAAAGCCCTCACCCTTAACTGGGTGGGGGTACAAACAAAAAAGGATAAAGATATGCCAAGCATAGATACACTCATTAAAGATATGGAAGACACAATACTTGGTCTCAAAGGTTGGGATCATTTGATTAGCCTGAAGATGGGTGATCGTATTGGCAAAGCAGCTACCTCAAGATTCAGAGCACCACAGAAACCAAGAGGGTATCTGTCGTTCTCTTCTATTGGTAGTCCATGCAAAAGAAAACTATGGTATAAGATTAACGAGACTGCGACAGCAAAGCCTCTTGCTCCATCGGATTTGCTGAAGTTCTTTTATGGTGACATGATAGAAGAGTTGGTCCTCTCTATTGTTGAGGCTTCTGGTCACACAGTAACAGGGCAGCAGGATCGTATGCGTATCAATGATCTGGCAGGACACAGAGATGCAGTCATTGATGGTATGACAGTTGATGTTAAGTCAGCGTCACCTTACTCGTTCAAGAAGTTTGCTGAAGGTAACCTTAGAGAGGAAGATCCTTTTGGTTACATCAGTCAGCTTAGTTCTTATGTGTATGCAGCAAAAGACGATCCACTGGTGACCAACAAAACACATGGGGCTTTCCTTGTTGTTGATAAAGTTAATGGTTCACTTTGTCTTGATGTTTATGACTTCACTCCTGAGCTAGAACAAAAGGAGAAAGAGGTAGAGCAAGTCAAAGAGATGGTGGCAGGTGAGATACCTGACAGAGGCTTTGAACCTGTACCACAGTCAAAGACTAGCCCCAACACAAAGCTACATCCTTCTTGTGGATTCTGTGAGTTCAACAAGAAGTGTTGGCCTGAGGCCAGACGATTTGTTTATGGTAATGGTGACGTACTCCTGGTAGATGTGGTAAAGAAACCAAACGTACCAGAGGATCTTACATACAATGAGCAGGAAGTATAGAGCAGCAGCACTTAAAGCAGGGTATCGTTCAGGCTTCGAGGATGATGTAGCAAAAGAGCTACGATCCAAAGGTATTGAGTTCACCTACGAAAAAGAAAAGATTAAGTGGGTTGACTTAAAAGTAAGAACGTATACACCTGACTTCGTTTTATCTAATGGTATCATAGTAGAAACCAAGGGACGATTTGTCTCAACAGATAGACGCAAACACCGTGAAATTCAGAAACAGTTTCCTGATCTAGATATTCGTTTTGTATTTCAAAACAGTAGAGCAAAACTATATAAGGGTGCTAAGTCATCTTATGGTGACTGGTGTAAGAAGTACGGATTTAAGTACGCAGATAAATCAATCCCTGACGATTGGTTGAAAGAATAATTGTTGACGATATTATATTTATTTATATAACTTGGAGGTTCCTGTGTTGTTCGAGGTAACGATACTTGTAGATTTAGATCCTGATGCAAACTTTATTGCTTCAGATAGTTTGGAAAAGAGTCTTGAAGATATTATTCAGGACACTATATACGACTTAGACGATTTAGAAATTGTTGAGATAGAGGTGAAACAGAAATGATAAGTGGTGATGACCTAGATAAGTTTGGTTACTTTGATAACTTTGATAGTGATGAAGTAGACTGGACAGATCTTTATTCTAGATGGGTAGAGAAAAAGATTATGACTGAAGGTCAGGCAAGACTAGTGGAGAATACACTTGGCCTTGTGGGAGAAGCAGGAGAGGTTGCGGAAAAGATTAAGAAACTTATTCGTGATAGCTCTCAATTCCAGAATGAAGAGATTATGAAAGAGTTAGGTGACGTAGTATTCTACGCCACTGCCCTTGCAAATATTTATGGTAAGGGACTACAGGAGGTGCTTGAGTTAAACATTATCAAGCTAGATGACAGACAGAAACGTGGAAAATTAAAAGGATCAGGAGACAACAGATGAGCATCCCAAACACAGAACCAGAGTACGGCCCAACACTATCAATCTCAGAAGAAATCCATGCTATGAAGTATCGCAGCAAGGGTGAAACATTTCGTGAGGCAATGACTCGTGTTGCTGAAGCACTGAAGGATAATGAATCACACTTCAATAACTTTCGTAACATCCTATATAACCAACGCTTCCTACCTGCAGGACGTGTACAGTCTGCTATGGGTGCACCAAGACGTGTGACACCTTACAACTGCTTTGTGTCTATGACTATTGAGGATAGCATGGATGGCATTATGGAAGCAGCAAGACGTGCAGCAGAGACCATGCGCCTGGGTGGTGGTATTGGTTATGACTTCAGTACACTGCGTCCTCGTGGCACCTTGATTAAATCATTGGACAGTAAATCATCTGGCCCTCTATCTTTTATGGGTATCTTTGATGCTGTCTGTCGTACCATTGCATCAGCAGGTCACAGACGTGGAGCACAGATGGGTGTCCTACGTGTTGATCATCCTGACATTGAAGAGTTCATCACAGCAAAGAATAACAGTGACACACTGACACAGTTCAACATCTCTGTAGGTGTGACTGATGAGTTTATGAAAGCTGTGAAAGAGGACTTAGACTTTGATCTAAAGTTTGATGGACGTGTCTATAAAACAGTAAGTGCTACTGCACTATGGGATCAGATCCTACGTTCTACATGGGACTGGGCAGAACCTGGTATCCTCTTCATTGATCGTATCAATAAGAAGAACAACCTATGGTACGCAGAAAAGATTGCAGCCACCAACCCATGTGGTGAGCAACCGCTTCCACCGAATGGTGCATGTCTACTTGGTTCATTTAACCTGACTAAGTACGTAGTAGATCACGAAGGTAAGTACGTCTTCAACATGAACCAACTACGTAATGACATCCCACATGTCGTAAGAGCTATGGATAATGTCGTAGATAGAGCAACGTATCCACTTGAAGAACAGGAGTTAGAAGCCAAGAGTAAAAGACGTATGGGCCTTGGTGTTACTGGTGTAGCAAATGCTATCGAAGCACTAGGGTTTGAGTATGGCAGCGATAGATTCTTGCAGACCCTCGAAGAAATCATGGGGGTGATTAGGAATGTTGCGTATCGTACATCTGTTGAGTTGGCTATTGAGAAGGGTGCTTTCCCTCTCTTTACTCAGGCTTATCTGGAGAGTGACTTTGCTAAGTCTCTTCCTGATGATATCCGCAATCTCATTAGCGATTATGGTATTCGTAACAGTCATCTGCTTTCTGTTGCTCCAACAGGAACTATCAGTCTGTCAGCCGACAACGTATCCTCTGGAATCGAACCTGTATTCTCACATTACTACGACAGAACTATCCAAACCTTCGATGGACCAAAGGTTGAACGAGTAGAAGACTATGGTTATCGTGTCTTTGGTGTGAAGGGTAAGACTGCAGACGAACTGTCAGTGTTTGATCACGTCAAAGTATTGAATGTTGCTTCACGCTTTGTTGACTCAGCTTGTTCAAAGACATGTAATGTTGGTGAAGAAGTAACATGGGAAGAGTTTAAGCAGGTCTACATGGATGCCTACGATGGTGGTTCATCTGGTTGCACTACCTTCCGTGCAGCAGGTAAACGTTATGGTATCCTTAACGCCTCCACCTCTGAGGAAGTAGCAGAGGAACCAGTAGTTGAAGAGACACAGGACTACGTAGAAGAGGGCGGTGCTTGCTACTACGATCCTGCTACTGGTCTACGTCAGTGTGAATAGACAACGTAGAAAGAAACTGGGTACTGTCCCATCACCCTGCATAAAGGTCTGTCGTATTGATGATGATGGCTTTTGTGTAGGGTGTAAAAGAACACTTGACGAAATAAGGGACTGGATGATACTAAGTGATTACGAGCAGAACATGCTTGTTCATGAATTAAAGTGGAGAAAACTTAATGGCTAAAGTACAGATTGTAGGATCTTCTGTTGGTACAATCCAATCATTAAAGAAGAAAACATCTCAATCAAAACGATTAGGCTCTATGAAACTAGGTTCAATGAACAAACATAAACGTAGGTCAACCAAACCATACAGAGGTCAAGGCAAATGAAAGTACATGTACGTAAGTTTAGAAAAGATGTTTACGATCAAGTAAACGAACCGTCTAAACAGGCACTGATTACTCTACTTGAAAGAGAAGGTCACATTATTATCTCTGATAAAGAAGATTATTATGCTGACTTAGTTACAACAAAGGATGGGCAAACGTACTACCATGAGGTTGAGCGTAAGGCTCAGTGGTCAGGTGACTGGCCTACCTGGTGGAAAGAAGTTAGAATACCTGGACGTAAGAGAAGACTCGTACAAAAGTACAGTGATAACCTGGACAACTTATACTTCTTTGTCTTTAATAAAACATATGATAAAGCCTGGAGAATTAAAGGTACTCAGATGACTGATGACTGTATCCAGAAACCTACTGGACCAACACACAGGATACCAGAGAATGAAACCTTTTATCATATCCCTTACACTGAAGCGGAGTTAGTTACCCTATGAGTTACTGTGGAAAGTGTGATAACCTTTTGGATGACAATGGTGTATGTGCTGAGTGCGAAGATTTCTTTGACGCTGTACAGAAACCTAAACACTATGGTCAGGGGGAGATTGAGTGCATAAACTACATCAAAGACTTCCTCACCAGAGAAGAGTTCATCGGTTATCTTCGAGGCAACATAGCAAAGTACATGCACAGATGGCGTTATAAGAACGGTGTGCAGGACTTGGAGAAAGCAGAATGGTATCTCAAAAAACTAATAGAAGTGGCGTAAAGAAACCACCAAACAAAAAGAAAACCCTTGAGCAAGAAGCCCAAGAGTTTGTTCAAAAGGATATTCCTGTTGGTGATATACCGACTAGGGATTACTTTGCAGGTGCGGCATTATCAGGTCTCCTCGCATCTGGAAAGTATTTACGATCAGGCGAGATCGTTGACCAAGCATACAGCTACTCCCAACTTATGCTTGATTATAAAAAGACTAGAGATAAATCGTCATGAACTAAACCCCCAGCATTCCACTGGGGGTTTTCTTTTATTGATATGTTTCAGCAGCACCTAGAAATTGAGTAGGAAATATATCCTTATCAAAGTCATAGTTGTCGTCAGCAAACTGCATTATCTTTTGTCTTCTTGCTAGTTCTTCTTCAATACTAGAAGAGTCTTCAAGGTATTCTCTCGCAGTCTTATACTTCACTGTTTCACTACGTGTCATAATAGAAACTAAATCATCAAAGGTTCTACCAGTACTAGACTCAAGTTGTGCCTGTTTGATTACGTAGTTATTTCTAACAAAACCTGCAGCCCTCTTCCTGCCAGAATCACTCTCAAGCATTCTCTCAAAAGCACCAGTCATTAGATCCTGAGCATTAGCAATTCTGTGATTCACAAAGTCTTGAAGTGCTAACTTCTTAAGTTCGTAATCATCTCCTAGTTCATCGTAGGTTCTGCCAGCAAACTCAGTTCTGTTTGTAAGTTTCCAGTTACCTTTCCATTCTTTAAACTCTTCAGCCATAGTAGGGACACCAGACATACCAACTGCCAACAGTTTTCTTACTGCGTAGTCAACACTGGCATTCTTTGTCTTTGTATTTCCGTATAGCTTATATTCTTCTAGACCAAGAACATTTAATTCTTTTTGTAGATCAGTACTAGGTGGTTCTTGTGTGTAACCAAACTGCCTGGAGATAGGGTTATACCCACCAATAGGAGTAGGATTAAATGGAGAATACAATTTAAGATCTTGATTTGTTCCTCTCTTTGTTTGTGTAAGCCCTACACTCTGAGAGTCCATTATAAATCTTAGGGCTTGATTGCGGAATACACCTTCCCCAACAATCTCCTCAAGGAAATTTCTTTCTCCAGTTTCCTCTGTTCCCCTTACATCTCTTACGTAAGGATTACCTCTAGCAAAGTCTGATAGCTGCCCAGCTACATCTCTTGCCATAGTACCAGGGTAGGTAAAGGTAGACACGATATTACCTAGTCTCTTATATGCAGCCTCAGAGAACTCACCAGTTTCTACTGCATCACTTAAGTCTGCTACAAGACCAAGATCAAAACCTAGATCACCCATACCTGCTAGAACTTCACCAGCATTATTCTTAAATGATTCACTACTGATCGGTAGGGATTCATTACCCAGTATTCCTGATCTCCAGATAAGGTCACCAATTAAAAGGTTAGCAGCCCAAGGACCAGCAGTACGGCCTACATCTGTCTCAGCACCAGTGGAGGATGCAATCTTGTCGTAGTCTATCTCACCATTCTTCTCTGCCGCTAACCAGACACCGCCCATAGTCAACATGGCACCAGTCATTTGTCTAGCTACACGATCCCTGCCAGTTTTAAACTGGTCACCTACAAGAGTAATAGATTTTTCGTCCTGTTTGTATAGAATTTTATCTAACCGATCTACACCCCCAGTTATAATACCGATAGGTGTATAATCATTTACGTATTCTAGGTGATTAGCTACATAACGAGGGAATGGAATACCCATCCCTTCAGAGATAAGGAAAGGAAATCTTTTATGAAGGGACTGAACACCTTGTGCTGTCTGCCCAAACAAAGACTTATCACCTTCGTAGCCACGTTGGAACGTAAAGCGTTTGGCGTAGTCTGTTGCGTAGTCTACAACACCAGCAGACCTTGCCGCTTCTAGGTCTGTGTGTCTTTTTAAATACTCAGCAAAGTTTGCACCTAACTCAGGATCATTAAGTTCTCTTAGTCTCCTGTCAAAAGCACCATAGAAAGAAGCCTGTTTAAATACAGAGTCAGTAGCCATGTTAAGGGTATTAACAAACCTAGCTGTTCTGTTTAGAAAGTTGTTGGATTGTGTAAGGTCACCAACACGTTGGCTTTCATAGAACAACTCAGTGAATTTCATAGGGGCATCTTCGATAAGCATTGCCCCAAGTATCTCAGCTTCTTTTCTGTTAAGTGTAAACCCCCTTAGGGTAGATAAACTTCTGTTGGTCCACTGTCTTTTGACAGAGCCATCTGGCATCTTATTGCCTACAGTTGCGTCCAAGACATCCTTCCAGAAAGAGTCAGACATATCAACAATAACGTTGTAGCCACCAGTGGCAACGTTAGCTGCTGTAGTACCTAGCTGCGAAGTCATGAAAGCAATACGTGTTTGGTCAAGGTCTTGAAGGAAGCTGTAGGCTCCACCTCTTTCTAAGTTACCTAGAACTTCTGCTGCTTCATTACCTGTAAACACAGAGGCACCTTGACTAGCAAGTACATCTATCTCTTGTGTCATTGCTTTCTTAATCTTTGAACCTTCAGCTAGAACACTACCTGCTTTAGATAGTTCAGCCAACCAAAGATAAGACATCTCTTCAGCAGACAAGTTAAACTGTCTTCTAATATCTGTCAGTTCATCTGTTTGAATAGAACCATCAACAATAGATCTTGCTACCCCAGAGCTTACACGTTCCCCTGGTCTAAGCTTCAGTCTTTCCTTCAGCTTAATACTTGCTGCAGCAATACCTCTTACAGTATTCATGTCTAGGCCAGGTGCAATAAGTTCGTTAGCTCTTTCATCAAGCATACGACTAAAGATCATCTGACCTTCTTTTACTGATGCTTCATCCAGTGGATCTAGTGCCTTACCAGCTTCCCTTGCTCTAAAGATTTGAGCTAAGTCTGCTATGTCAGACATGGTATCGTTGATCTGATCCTCTGGGAGATTACTATTACTAATAAAATCTACAGCAGCTTTAGCATTAGCTTTAGCAATATCACTTGCTTTCTTGGCCTGATCTACAAGAGCATCAGCAGCTTTGTTCTTTGTGGATTGTGCCCACATACCACCCAAGCCACCTATTGCAGAACCCAGGGTTCCATCAATGGTAGCATCAATAGCAAGGTCAGTGGTTGTATACTCGTAACCTGGAATAACTTCTTCTCTTGTTTCACCCTGAGCATAAGAAGACACACCACCTATTGCTGCTTCAGCACCAAAAGATATAGCTGCAGCCTTGGCTCCTTCTTTTGTTACACTCTTTTTTACAGCTTCTTTAACAGCTTGTTTAGACATACCTTCAGCTAGTAGCTTATTGGCATAAGCTCTTATCGCCATCTGAGAAGTCTTAGATGCGGCCTTGGCTGCTATCTTAGAGCCTACACCAAAGCCAAATGTTGCAGCAGTACCAATAGTAGAAGGGGATGCAGCAAAAGCTGAGAAGTAATCCCAAGCACCTTCGAGCTTACCAGTACCACCCCCCTCAGAAACATCGTAGGCTTGCATCAGTTTACCAAATGAAACCTTACCATCTCTTGATACTTCTTTGTCTGACTTCTGAACGTACAGCAAATCATAGATAGCGGTAGCTTCGTTAGTGGACTGCCATCTCATATGTTGTGCGAAGTCATCAGCTAACTGCTCAACGTCATCTAGCTGTTCTTTCGAGTAGTTATAGCGACCACCAGAAAAGAAGTCCTTAAGGTCTTGTTGGAACTCTTCATTATTTAGAAGGTCAGTAAAATACTTACCCTCTGCTTCTTGTACGTAACTCATACATCACCTTAATCGTTTGCTGGATTGCTGCTGTCAGTATCGTCAGTATCGTCAGTATCGTCAGTATCGTCAGATGTTGTTACTTTAAATGGTTCCCAGCTAAAGTCAGGGGTCTCTAGTGCTTCATCCAACTTTTCTACAACAACAGTAGGTGGAACAAACTGACTTGTTTGAATTGTACTAATGACTGTATTTAAAGCGGATGTAGGGCTATAAGAATTTGTAGGATCTTCTGCAAGCTCTATTGTCTTAGATGCCAAATCATTAAACAATTTCTGAACTTCTGGTTTAGCATTCTGAGTAAATGTAACATCCCCCATTGCGTTAACTTGGAAGCTGTCTGCGTACATTGTATTAAGAGTACTAGCCAACTGAGCACGAATACTCTTGCTATCAGACAACTCAATACGAGCACCTTTAGTTGGAGTGTATTGGAATGCAGGTAGACCTACAGAACCACCCCCTGTTGTTTTCATAAACTGTTCTTGTAGTTCATTTAGATCCCCAAGAGAATTAATAAGACCAAGAGACATTTCTTCTTCACTTACTAAGCTCTCTGGTTCAAGACCCTTAGCTATAGCTGCAGATAGTTGCTCATCGTTTTCTACTTTATCCTCTAGATATGCTACAAGAGTAGGAATATATTTTTCTGATAATTTATTATTACCAATAAGCTTTTGAACCTTGTCTAATTCAAACTCTAACTGACCAGACATTTCAAGAGCCATAGCAGACTTACGAGAGAAACCAAATCTTTGAGCCTGTGATACTCTACCACTTGCAGCCTTACGTCTTTCACGTCTGTTCTTTATATTTTCCATACCAGTAGTAAATAACCACTGACGTTTAGCCGTTTGAATTTCTGCTACCTGTGCTTCCTTAGCAGCCTTATCTTCGTTGTAGGCTTGCGCCATTGCACCTACTGCTATTGTACCTAGAAAGCTCATTCTCTTATCCTCTCGCCATTAGACCACGAGGTTTCTCTTGTGGCTCTTCTTCTATTGCAGCAGCTACTTCTTGTAGTTCTTCAGCGACTTCACCCTGTGTCTCTTGCTCTATATCCATAGATTCTACAGCCTCAGACATTTCAGATAGCATCTCGTAACCTTCGTCACGTTCTTCAACAGGTGTCTCTTGAACAGACTTCTTAAGGAGGGCTTGAACCTTAGCTCTTTCGTCTTGTTCTTTTTGTTCTCTACCTTCAAAGTCATCAAGGTATTCAATGCCAGCCTCTTCTGCAGTAGAAGAAATAAATTTATGAACAACAGGAGCAATAATCAAACTCACGTCAATGCTATGGATACCTCTAGCAACAGCAGCAGTCAGTGCTGCCTGTGTAGCATGTTTAACTGGAACACCATACTCTAGAGTAAACAAAAGATTATCCAATCTGTTAGGGTCAGACAGTCTTCTCATGTGCCAGATTACAGCTTCGTTAGGGTCAGCAATCTCTGGAGGTCTCTCATACAGAGCATTTCGTGGTGTCCTTGTTAAGGATTGTCCTGGGATAGGTCCGTCCATTATTTTTCACCTCTGTATTTCTTAATTAGTTCTAAGTATTTTGGAACAAATGGCATAACGTTTTGTTTAGATAAACCAAGACCACCACGGTTTAGTGAAGGGCCATCATGGTGTAATGCGTACACATACTCATTACTGTAGCCTTTCTTCCTAGCCATTTCGAAGTTGTCTATTGTATGTTCTAGGAGTGCTTGGATTTGAACATCTACATCCCACTGGTTCTCAGCAGTGATACCGTAGGATTCTCCTGTCTTATTCACAAACTGACCAACACCTCTTGCACTAGTAGACTTAGCTGCAGCGTCTGGATTGAATCCTGACTCAGCCCTTGCTGTGGCTAAAGCATAAGCAATTTCGTAGTCACTCATATCTAAGGAACTACCAGTCTCAACAATCTTATTTACAATCTGTTGCTGTACCTCTGGGGATACGTCACCAGCCTTACGAGAGTTACCTCTTAAATCACCTTTAATAATAGGTGTGTTAAAGTAAGAGTTTGCTGCAGGTTCACCAGCTTGAACACCTTTCTTACCATACAGATCTTTACTCAATTTTAAAGCATCATAGGTTTCTTGTTCTACCTCTGGTGCATTCTCTTGTCTTTCAGATTCAATACTGTCAATCCATGCTGCCATCTCTAACTCAGTGTCTTGAGAGTTAACTCTAGCCTGTTGAATGTCAGACTGTTTAAACATACGTCTTACGCCTTGGGCTGCAGACTGCATTCCGTATTTAGTGTCTTCTGCAGAGGCTTGACCTAGGCCAATATACTGTTTAGTTCTTTGCCTTGAATAAGAACCTACCCCCTTTTTAGAAGAATCTACACCAGACTTATCTTTAGTAAATCTGTTATAGTCTTCTAACTTATCTAAATAATTAAAACGCATATGGGTTATTCCTTAATCAAATATCCAGTCATAGACAGCCTTGGAAAGCTCTTGCGTAGCTCCTATTTCAGCCTGTAATTTAGCAGCGTCTAACTCAGCATCAGCAGCTAGTTTCTGAAGGATGATAGCGTTTGCTCTGTCTTTATCATTTTGAAAAGCGTTATAAACATAATCTATTTCGTCACGTTCTTTCTGCCAGATTTCATCTAGTGCTGCCTGACTAAGTGCATTCATCTCTTTAGCTGCGTAGAAAGCAGCCTCGTTCTGAGCAGCCTGGTTAGTTGTAGCAATCTGCTGTCTCCACTGAGCATTGGCTTGGGCAACAGCTAAGTTCTGATTAATCATGAACTGTCTGAATGCGTTATCTTGTGCTACGTTAAATTGGTAAGTTGCGTTTACCGCATTGGCATCAAACTGTGCTACACTGTTTGCTTGGTCAGCATTAAACTTAGCTACGTTAGCCTGAAGGTCAGCAAAGAACTGGTTAGTCTGGTTCTCAGATGCAGCATTAAATTGTAGTGCAGCATTCTCTGCAGCCTGATCAGTAAATAAAGCCTGAACGTTTTGCTGTGCTCTGAACAGAGAAGTCTGTTGTTCGTTAGACAGGTTCTGCATATCCATCTGAAGGAAGTTCTGAGCATTCTGTACAGCAGCCTGTTGTCTGTTGTTCAAGTTAGCCATATCTAACTGAGACAACGCAGCAGCCTCTGCCATAACCATAGCCTGTTGGTTATTTAGGTTAGCCATATTCATTGTGTTAGCAGCACGAGAATCTTCAAGAGCAATCTGTTGCTCTGCAGTGAAGTTCATGTTTGCTACGTCAGCAACCCTAGTTGCGTTCTGCACACGAGCCTGGAATGCTTGGTCAAACTCTTGACCTAAGAATGTAGCACGTTGCTGTGCTGCAAGCATTGCACGTTGTTGTCTGTTGCTTAGGTTCTGTGCTTCAAACTGTGCAATAACACTTGCGTCAGCCTGAGCAATAGGAATAGCAGATTCCATAGCTGCTTGAATAACAGCCTGACCTGCTAGGCTAGATGCACCTAAGCCACGAGCAGCTAGTGTCTGCATTGCTGTACGCATAGAGCCAGCAGCCCAAGCAGGTGTGTTACCACCTTCAAACTGAGCCATAAGACCTTCTAGTTGTCCAGCTACTGTAGCCTGTTTACTTGGGGTGGCTGTTGCTGCATCAATCTGTTCAGTAAATAGAGCAGCTTTCTCTGCGTCTGCTGCACCAGTAATAAGCTCACCCTGTTGGATCTCTCTGGCAGGAGGAGCATTGACCATAGTGGCTGTACCCTGTGCAGCTTCCATACCAGACACAGATGTAGTCAACTGCTGTTGTGCAGTTATCTGAGCCTCAGGAGATACTACCCCTTGCGCTGCCTGTGTTGCAGCAGTCTCAGCCTTTACTTGTCCAGTCACTGTCTCAGGTGTCATAGTTGCAACAGTAGGTGTTACAGGAGCACCAGCTTGTTGTGCCTGACCTACAGTGTAAGCAGTAGCAACCTTAGATGCGTCTTGCTCTGGTACTTTTGCAATGTCCTGATCAGCAAGAGGAGTAAGGTAAGCTAAGTTAGGACTAGCTACAGTGCCTGAGTATACTGCTGTTGGGTCTGATGCAGGTACTGTGGTTGCAGTTTGATCTTCTTCTTCATTTGTAGTTGTAGTCTCGTAGGCAGGAATACCACCTGGACCAGGCATACCAGATCCACCCTGAGCTTTAAGCATCATCTCTTCTTCAGGGTTAATATAAGCAAGTCTATGTGGTTGGTTAGCAATATTAGTTTCTCTTGGAACAATCCCGCCTTTGTTCATCTTCTTAATCTTTTTAGCTGCTTTAGCTAATTTAACTATTACAGACTCAGCCTCAGGTTTGGATTGCATAAAGGCTTCCATCTCGTCTGTTTGAGTCGAGCCTGTATAACCAAACTTTCTATTCAGAATAGTCTGTGTTTGTTTAGGGTTTAGACCCATAGATGTTAAAGCCATAATTAATATACCTTATTTTTTAGTACTACCTAAATGATTTAATTAGGTACAAAAGTCTTTTTCTCTTAGGTATTTTACTTTCCCAAGGACTAAGTTTACGGATAAAGAGATGATATGAAGCTATACCTATTAAGTATAGTAGTATAATAATATGTGACATGGTATTCGTCTAACATATATTTGTTACTAGTTAAACCTAAAAATCATAAAATGTCAAGATTATACTACACGTATCTTCAAGTTCTGTGCAGCATTAGAAGTGATACGAACCGTAGTGCTATCAGGGAAGTCATAGTCGTAGTCTGTCCCTAGTACAGCACCTTGGTTTAGTGCCTGTGCATCATAGTTAATTGTTACACCGTCTGAGGTAGGCAGTGAGGCTGATGCAGTGTCTTGTTTGAGTGCAATCGCCAAGTCTAACGTATCGCCTAGCGTGAAGTGAGAACCATCTGCTACTGCGTCTAGCTGAGTTTTGTCCATGCGGTTCACAGATGTAGCACCTAGTGCTTGCTGTAGTGCGTAGAACTCATCGTTTGTTGTGGCGTTAGTCCATGTGGTACTGGTGGTAAAACCTATTGCACCCGTAGAGTACTGATAGACAGCATTAGTTGATTGTCCAGAAGCAAATAGTTTTGTTCCATCTGAATTAAAATCTATACTTCCAATAGTACCGTCTTCATTACCTAGATGAAATGAGACTGAATCATATGAGGCAGTACTAATATCATAAGCAGTAGATAGTGAAAACTGTTCTATTCTGTCACCACCGTAACCAAAGGCAAACATTTTAGTTCCATCTGAGTTAAATGCCATACTAGATAAAGATGAAACTTGTGTCACATCAAAGCGAACAAATCCAGTAGTAGTTGCTGTGCTTACATTGTAAGCAGTTGATACAGAATATTCTAAAATATCAGAACTACTACCATCAACAATATACAGTTTTGTTCCATCAGGCTTCCATGCTAAACCCCTTGGGGTACCACTTTGACCTCCAACATAAAAAGAACCAGAGGCAGTAGAGTTAGCAGTGCTAATGTCGTAAGCGGTACTTAAATCATACTGATACACATAATCAGTATTAGAGCCTAGCATATAAAATCTAGTGCCATCGTTATTAATTGCTATACCTTGAAGACCTGTATCTGCTCCCGAAACGGATAAAGATTTATTTGCATATGATGCTGTACTTATATCATTAGCTGTTGAAAGATCGTATTGCAAAATAGAATTAGTGCTTTCATCTCCAACAAAGATTTTAGTTCCATCAGGCTTAATAGCCATACCACGAGGGGCAGTTGCACTTTGCCCCGTCAAGCTTAGTGATTTTGAATCATAAGAGGCATTAGCAATATCATACCCAACAGTTGTACCTTGGTCATTATTATACTGCCAAGTACCTGCATTATCTCTCACAATAGGACGTACCCCATCGCTTGCCTTTGCGACAGACCAAGTGGTTCTATCATCTGTGGATACTGCATAGTATGCCTCACCATCACCAAGCGACTGATCGGCTGTCATGCTGTTGATGTCAGTCCAGAAGCCAGTGTCTATTTGTCCACCAGAGTTTGTAGCTGCTATGTGGTATTGGGATGTGGGCTGTACAAAACTTAATAAGTCACGAGTATAGGCAGTTGGAGTGCCATTTAAATCTATACCCATTACTTTTGACCCATCACCGTTAAATGCAATAGAATGAATAGCAGACGAACTAGTATTACCATTACTTATGTGTGCTACATAAGTTAGGCCACCATCAGGACGATAGGCAGTACCATCTAGATCAAACTCAACTAAGGTGTCGTTATTATCGTCAACAACAAATATTTTTGTTCCGTCATCATTAAATATAAAGTCTGTATATTCACCTTGTAATGGAGCACCATAACTAGTTGGAATATTTATGGATGCGTTTTGATAAGTGTATGAGTCTATTTCCCATGCTGTTGCACCTCTATAATATCTATAAAGTCTACCTGAGCCACTAACTCTTCCAAGCATTATCATATCAGAACCATCAGGGCTAAATCTTACTGCAAAAGGGTAGTTATCTTGACTAGTAACAACCAAAGACCTAGTGCTAGTAGCTGACCCAGGGGTGTAAGCTGTTGACAAAAGTATTTCCCAGATTCTTTCACCATTAATTTCTGTGTAATAATATGACAGACCATCAGGTTTAAAAACTGGACCACCCATTAAATTACCACTGCCTGATAAACCAGTATCACTAGTACCACTTACCGTTGTTAAATCATATGCAGTAGAAAGGTCTTGCCAAATAATACTGTTAGTATTGTCATCTACATAAAAGACTTGTGTACCTGTTGAGTTAAAAGTAAAACCTCTTATGCTTTTTGTAGACGATAAAGGCTGTGTACTTGTTGCAGCTTGCGGTGCAGAGAAGTCGTAAACACCACCTTCAGCTTTACCTGCAATAGTAAGCCCATCAGTAGCACCCGCAGACTTTAGACCGTGCATAGTCCAAGAGCCTGACGCAATAGTGCTAGTGTCAGTAAAGTCTGATCCACCAGTAGTGTCATACGCACCCGCAGTGCTTGTTAGGATTACATCACCGCCATTGCCTTGAATGCGTTTGCCTACGTCTGTAGATGCAAAGGAGCCTGTGCCAAGGGTGAGGGCGTTTGAGAAGCCATCAAGTTGATGAACGTAAGCAGGGTTAGATGTACCCGCCCCAAAGTAAAGCCTTGTGTCATTGTCAACTAAAGCAATACCTTTTGCAACACCGCCACTAGTATATCCTGATATGTCTAAGAAATTGCTACTATAAGAAGCTGTAGTTAAATCCCAAGCTGTCGTTAAATTGTATTGGAATATCTTTCCATTTCCGCTGCTACCTCCTAATAGATACATTTTAGTTCCAGAGGAATTAAAGTTAATACCATTAGGGCCGTTATCTTCTGTAGCAGTATTAATGTTACCTGTGTAACTAGCTGTGGATAAATCCCAAGCAGTTGACATAGTGTAGTAGAAAGTACGATTCCCGTTGCCACCAACAACGTATATAACAGTTCCATCTGACTTAAAGAATATGCCTCTAGGTGCAGTTTCTTGTGAAGCTGTAGACATATAGTTAGATGCAGTAGGTGTTGCAGTACTTATATCCCAAGCCGTTGTAAGACTGTATGCATACACCTGATCGTTGCCTTGGCCTACTACATATAAAAGAGTGCCATCAGGTTTAAAGAATATGTCAGTAGGATCACCCTCACTAGTTTGTGCATTAGTTGAAAAGGATTTGTTATCATAAGAAGCAGTATTAACATCCCAAGCTGTTGATAATGAGTATTGATACACAAAAGCATTTGCCCTGCTACAGATATACATTTTTGTACCATCTGTTTTAAAGAAAGGGTTAGGGGATGCACCAAACGTAGTAGTCTGAAAGTTTTTACTTGCATCTGTAAAATCGGAAATATTTGATACAGCAACACTACTCTTAGCCAACGTAGTATCATACGCAGTGTTATGCAGTTCATAGTTAGACGCTGTAGCATTTACATCCCAAGCACCCTTAGAGGAAATACCTGTCTGTGCTACTTCCTTAGTAACACCAACAACAGGGGCAGTAGAGAGTGCAGAGCTTAGAGTAATGCTTGCTGTTTCACCATTAGTGAATGACTTGGTAAGGCTACCAGATGTGACACTGATGTTGTCTAGCTGAGACTGAATAGAGCTAGTAGCACCACTCATATAGTTCAACTCAGTAGCTGAAGCAGTAACGTTAGACAGTTTGTCAAAGTCAGATGTTGTAGCAGTAGTACCAGTTAGTTTGTTTAACTCAGCAGTGGTAGCTGTTACACCATCTAATGTGTTCAACTCTGTTGTGTCAGCAGTTAGTCCATCTAGTTTGTTGATCTCTGTAGCATCAGCAGTAACACCACTGATCTCAGTAGACTCAATAGTACCATCAGAGAGAATACTTCCTGTGGAAATAAAGTCTGCTAAATCTCTTGCCTTACTCATTGCGTATATCCTCTAATGTATATCTTATTACTCAGGCTTCGTAGGCCAGTCAGCTTCTTCTAGGTTAGGCCAGTTAGCATGGCTTGTGATGTCACGTAGAGCCTGACGATAAGTAGTCACCTCAGCAGACATAGTTACATCTGAGAGTGCATAGAAGTCTGTCTCAGCTAGTTTAGCATCACGAGTAGTACGGTTACGTTCTGCTGTAGCTGCATCTAGTGTAGCCTGATATGCAGCTTCGTGTTCAGCTTTAGTAGTAACTGTACCGTCTTCTGCTGTGGTGTCTTGGAACATGTCACGGGCAACGTAGTTCTCCACCCAGTTGCCGTTAGCATCTTGGACAACACCATCACGCACTGATGTCTGATAGTCGCCTACGGTAGCCGCTGGGCTGCGTAGCACTGGGTCTAGGTCTAGTGCGTCTAGGGTTGCTGCTTTCCATACACGAGGTAGGGACATGTTGCTGTAGTGCTGTCTCCACGCCCCCTGCGACTGCACAAGTCCTGTTGTTCTGTTTCTGTATTCACTCATTAGATTGATCCTTTCATATGAGTTTGATTATGCGATTGCGTAAAAATAAAACTTGTCACCATTTGTATTAAAACCATTGTCGCTGTTATAATTGACCGTAAATCCAGAACTGTACGGGTCAAGTAAATCATAAGTGGTGGCTTCTGCGTCTGTATTGTTAAGTAATACAAACGGGTCATTTCCTGAAACAATACCACGCTCTGTGTCAAATACACGCCATGGCCCAGAGTCTTTTTTTATAATTACAAACCTAGCACCACTAGAAAATCCGCAGTCTACATTTAAAGTGCTCCCATTACCAGTAAACGAACCCACCTTAGACACACCATCTAGGCTTGCGAATAGGTAGGCTATGTAGTTGTAGCCACTTTGGTTTACATAAAGTGAGCCTGTGTAAAACTCTGTTTCAGTTGGTGTGGTGCTATACCAGAAGGTTGCAGAACTACCACTAACTGCTGCTGTAGTATTCAATACCAACCGCTTATCATTTCCTAAATCCTTATGATATACTGACCACTCAGGTGTTGTAGCGCCACCAGTTCTGCTTTTTACCCACATCATCTCAGGTGCAACACCAAGGTTATGGCTTACAGTACGCCCTGCTGTTCCGTTGCCTGTGTATGCGACTACATCAAAGAACGAGGGGGCACGTTTCCACATAGCTGCGCTAGACACACCAAAGTGGCCGCTAGAGCCTGTTAAAAATCCATCATTGTAATCAAACTCTACAGAAGCCTGACCGCCAGTTTGCTCCGCATCAGTTGCATGGGTCAAAAGAAAGTTAGGGCTTGTTAGCCGTGGTAGCAAAGAATTACTATATGTTCTCCCTCCATCACGGGGTGTAACAAGAGTGGCATCTACAGCGAATGAAGTTGTTACCTTGCTACTTGCTGAAACAGATGTAGTAACATCAAACACCTCAGTCGCATCAGTAGGCACAGCCATAGGGCCACGTCTAATGGCTATGTAGATGTAGGTTGCGCTACTTTGACTCACAAAAGCATTGTTGCTTTGTTTTATCTCAAATCCAGTTGAAGTAACATCTATGTAGTCAGTAGAGAATGTTGTCTCAGAATCACTGGTATTCGGACTTAAAAACTCATCTGCGCCTCCTGTTGCGATACCACGCATAGTATCAAACAAGACCCAGTTTTGAGTGGAGCCAACAGCACCTTTAATCAAAATCCATTGAGGCTCAAACCCTAAGTCAACTGAAATAGGAGCAGTTCCGCCAGTATAACTCCCACACTTGATAATATCAGCATCACCATCAGGGCCGAAGTCACCGTCACCGTCATTGTGGGCGAATAGGTAGGCTATGTAGGTTTCACCATTATTATTAGAACTATTATTTTGTAAACTAATAGTGGTAGAAGTAACGCCTATCCAA